ATAGAATGTCAAGACAGTGTGGCGGTAAGGGAGGATTTGACGATTACGTTGAGTGGTGGGCATAAATTGACTGCTGATGGGGGCATAAATAAAGTATAATACTATATTTCCATGCCCGTCAGCAAACCTTTTAAAGACATTAGTCCAACTTTTGACAGAAATTTCGTGACGAGCGATATTATTGTCATTAAAGATTTTGCTGCAATCAAAAATTCAATTAAGAATTTGTTACTAACATCTCCTGGTGAAAGATTTTTCAATCCAGAAATTGGAAGTGGCGTCTCAAAGATACTATTTGAACCTGTTGACCCTTTCACGGCATACGAATTACAATCTGAGATTACTTCATGCATTGAAAAATTTGAACCCAGAGTAAAATTAAACAAAGTTTCTGTCACCACAAGATATGATGAACTGGGTTATGATGTTACTGTAGATTTTTCAGTGATAGGATTACCAGCACAAGTAGAAACAATTGACTTTACTTTAGAGAGCACAAGAGCATAAGATGGCATACAATCAACTTACCAACCTAGATTATTTTCAAATAAAGAGTGCTCTCAGAGATTATCTAAGAGCGAGTTCAGATTTTACTGATTATGACTTTGAAGGTTCTAATCTAAGTGTTATTCTTGATTTACTTGCCTATAACACGTATTATACTGCGTATAATGCAAACATGGTAGTAAATGAATCTTTTTTAGATTCTGCTACAGTAAGAGATAATGTTGTTGCTCTTGCAAAACAATTAGGATACACACCAAGGTCAGCAAATGCACCTGTTGCGGTTGTTACAATTAACGCAACACTAACGAGTGTTACATCAGTACCATCTACTGTATTTTTAAAAAAAGGAATTTGCTGTTTAAGTACAGTAAACGATAAGTTATATTCTTTTGTAGTTCCTGATGACATTGCAGCGACTGTGCAACCAGGAAATATAGTATCATTCCCAAACGTCAAAATTTATGAAGGGTCGGTTGTTACTGATAGAGTTACTGTAACAGACCCATCAAATTTCTTCATTGACTTAAATAATGTTAATATTGATACCACATCAATTCGAGTGAATGTCTTTGCAAATTCAAGCACTTCAAGTTATGTCAAGTATGTTCCATCAGATAATATTCTGAATGTTACTCCCACATCAACAGTATTCTTTGTGCAGGAAATTGAAGACGAAAACTATCGTGTATCATTCGGTGATGGTGTTTTTGGCAGAAAACTAGGTTTTAATGAAGTTGTGGAGATATCTTATGTTACCACAAATGCTGCTGAGACAAATGGAGCAAACATATTTACATTCAATGGCATTATTTCTGATGTTAATGGTAATTCATCCTTCCGTATCGTAATAAACAGCATAGTGACGGTTGCATCGGCGTTTGGTGGCGAATCTATTGAACCAATTGAAATCATCAAAAGAAATGCCCCCGCTTTGTTTGGCACACAGAATAGAGCAGTTACCTCCGAAGACTATGCTGCTATCGTAAGAAGAATTTATCCAGCAGCTGCTGACATTGTTACATTCGGTGGAGAGTTGGCAGACCCACCAGAATACGGTAAAGTGAAGTTAGCAATCAAACCAAAGAACGTTGCTTACTTATCAACATACAGTAAGAAGTTGATTAACGATGAATTAAGAAAGTTCTCCGTTGGTTCAGTAACACCAGAAATTATAGACCCATCTATTATTTACGTTGAAATCTACAGCAGCATTTATTATAATCAGGGTGAAACCTCATTCTCTGCTAATGACATCAAACAAAAGGTTATTGATAATATCAACAATTATATTAAAAAATCAGATACAGAAAAATTTGGTGGTAAATTTAGATACAGTAAATATGTTGGTGTGATTGATGCATCTGATAAATCCATCAAATCAAACTTGACTAATATCTTGATGAGAAAAGATTTCTATCCATCATTGAATAATAAGACATATTATGAGTTATGCTTTAATAATCCATTTGATGATGACATTGACACTTTTACATTAGCATCAACTGGATTTACTGTCCAAGAATATCCAAACTACACTGTTTATCTACAAGATAGTGGTGAAAATATTTCTTTATATCGTTTGGATCCACAGACCAGTGACAAGATTATTTTAAATCCAACCCAAGGAACTATTAATTATACTAAGGGGGAAGTGAAACTATATAATTTAAATATTATCAAAGGTAGTTTCTCTGATAATAAAATTGAAGTGAGATTAAAACCACAATATAACGACATTGTTGCTAAAAGAGAAATATATCTCGATGTTGATATCGACAAAAGTAGTTTTACACTTATAAGAGAGTAAAATAGATGGCACCAAAAGTAAAAAGTCTCTCGGTACTGGTTGAAGATCAACTACCAGATTTCATTGCAACTGAATATCCGAAGTTTGGTGCTTTTCTACAGAGATACTATGAGCATATGGAGTTGCCTGGGCAACCATATGATTTGATTGCTAATCTAACGAAGTATAGAGATGTAGATACTTATACTGAAAAGATATTAAAATTTAACAATGTATTAACATCTACAGTAAGCGCGGTTGATACAACTATTAATGTAGAGGATGCTACTTCATTCCCTCTACGGAATGGTTATATTCTAATTAATGATGAAGTCATTTTTTATGAAAAGAGAACTGCAACTGCTTTTCAAAACTGCCACAGAAATGTATCAGCAACAACTAAGTTAGGAGATATTTACGAGTCTTCAACTTTTAAGGAAGTACCATACGATGAATTTGGTGATGGTGTAGAACATATTGCTAGAAGTGAAGTATTCAACGTAACAAATCTATTTTTATACGCTCTCATTCAAAATTATGAGCGAGAATATTTAAATTCATTCCCAACTAAAGACTTAGATGATAGGACTAATAAAAATCGTCTCATCAAAAACATCAAAAATTTCTATGCCACTAAAGGAACAGATGCATCTATAGGATTTATCTTCCAATCGATTGTTTCTAAGGCAAATTACATTCCTGGTATTGATGTTCCTACAGTTTACTATCCAAAAGACAGTACTTTAAAGTCATCAACCGCTGATTGGATTTCTACCTATTCACTAAAGGTAAAAATTTTAAATGGCACCCCAACAGATTTGATTGGTGAGAAAATTGTACAAGAACCATCAAATTATGATGACAGTCCCAATGCATTTGCAATTATTGATAATGTAGTTAATATCGGAAATGGATTTTACGAATTAGTTTTATCGGATGCTAATATAGTAGGAGAATTTTCAGTAGTTTCTCAAACATATCTCACACAAGCTGTTCAAACAACAGATTCTACTAACACCAGAATTAATGTTTATTCAACTGCTGGTTGGAACACGGATTCTGGTGCAATTGTAATCGGCAATGAGTTAATTACCTACAAAGATAAAACCGTTAATCAGTTTGTAATTAATCAAAGAGGTTCTTCAACTTCATATAACGTAGACACTGATGTTTACAGTTATTCAAATGTCTACGTAAAGTATGGAAACAATCAAACTGCAAACATTTTAATTTTAGGTATTGTATATAATTTACTGCCAGAAAATGAAGTTCCATATTCTTTAATTAATGACCCCTTACAAGTTTCTAAATCTGGTTTTGAGACTAGAGATAGAATTATCTACAATACAGCAGCAGAACAGATTAGATGGATTTTAAACGAGACTAATTCTACTGCTACCGCCACTGTTTCTGGATTAAATGGTGTTCTTCATAGTGTAAGCGCAATTTATGAAGATGACCAATACTATTATATTACATCATCTGGATATCCTAGTCACTCTGTTGGAACTGGAACATGGACTCAACCGTTAAGCGACCAAAAACATCTTAAGTTAATTAGAAAATATCCAACAAAAACAACAGAAATTTATGAAACACCTTCAAATGAGGTCGGAATCCTTGTTAATGGCACTACGGTTAGAAGTTACAAAGGAAAAGATGAAGATTTAGTTATTTTTGGCGAAATTACAAATATCAAAGTAACAAATCAAGGGTCTGGTTATGTAAATCCACCTTATATTCTAATTCAAAATGCAGATAATGAAATTGTTGCTTCTGCTGAAGCTATTTTGAATGGTGAAGTTGTAGAAAAAATCAATGTATTAACATCTGGGTCTGGATTCTTCCCACCTGTTCCTAGTATTACAATTACTTCTGGAAGAAATGCAGTAGCAGAAGCAATTGTAACTCAAGATAGAGTAACATCGCTAATTTTAAAAAACCCTGGTGAATACTACTCATCACCACCTAGAGTTATTGTTCGTGATACTAAAGGAAAAGGAAGATTTGCTTCTTATACCGCAACAATCGATAATACTGGTAAAATCACTGGATTTGTCAAAAATTCAGAAGGAAAATTCTATACACAAGAAAATATTCAAGTAATTATAGAACCAGTTGGTTCTGGAGCTACTGCCACTTCAATAGTAAGAACTTGGCGAAGAAATTTAGTATTCCAGTATGCAAATCAACTGGATTCTAACTACGGATTCTATTTTCAGAATAATATCCCATCATTAGGATACGGATATTCTTATTTGGCAAATCCAAAAGCACTGAGAGTAGGATTATCAGATAATTTGGACAATATGGGTGCTGTTCCTGGTACTTTGACCCATTCTCCAATTTTAGGGTATGCATTTGATGGCAATCCCATTTATGGACCATATGGATACACAAATCCTTTGGATTCGACCACAGCAATAACTAGAATGACTTCTAGTTACAAATTAAATTTAGTTCGTACTGGAGGACCATCAGTTTCTACCTATCCTTTGGGTTATTTTGTTGAAGATTATGCTTATATTCACAGATTTGGATTTTTAGATGAAAATAATGGAAGATTCTGTGTCACTCCAGAGTATCCAGAAGGAACTTATGCATATTTCGTTTCAATCGAAGTTAACAATACTCCTGTATTCCCATATATTGTTGGGAGAAACTTCTATTCACTTCCAGTAGATTCGAATTATAATAAAAATATTTCTCAGAGTTTACTACCAAAAAATATCTCTCGTTTGAGAACATCAAAAACAAAAGATAATGGCGAAGAAATTTATGGATACATTGAACAAACTTCTAGTGGTAGCATTAATGGAGTTTTGGTCGAATCTTCCCCAAATATATTTTCAGTAGACAACACAGTATATTTTAACAGTAATGATACTAATGGAGTTAATGTATCTGCATCTGTATCTTCTGTAAAAGGTAAAACTGTTACTTCTATAGAATCACAACAAACAAAAGCAATCAAAATAGAGACTAAATTACCAGTTTACTTATTTGACGGCGATACTTTAACTCAAAACACTACAAATGCTTCTGGAACTATTGTAGGCAACGTTTTTGATGGCAAAACT